TCTGATTTTCCCGCCGGAAACGTTTTACCGCTACCAGAGCTATATAAAAGAAGACCATCGCCGGAAAACAGCGGAAAACACCGAGGAACAGCGGAAAACGCCGGAGAAGGCCGTTTCCGTTAACGTTTCCCCTTCCGTTTCACTTTCACCTTCACCTCCCACAAGAGAGACGACGGAGGCGGCTGCCGCCGCTCCGCCAACGCCGCCGGTGCCACTGCATCCGGTGAGTGATCTCGCCAAAGAGACGGCGGAGGTGCTGATAAGCGCTCCCTGGGTTGGGGACGAACTCTCGGATGTGGCGGCGGCTGTCGACAAGTCATTCCGGCGCGTGCCCGATTTCAACTCGCGGGATGGGCCGCTCCTGGCCGAGCAGTACGTGAGATGGCGCGGGTACCGGAAGAAAGCGCCGGTTGACTGGTACGCGGCCTGGCTGAACTGGGTCAAGAAAGAGCGAAACGGAGATGCGAGTGGATCCAAAGCAACGGGCACACCTGGAGGACATGCAGCGACGGGCACGGGAGCGCGTCACGGTCATCAGCGAGCCGCTCCCGCCTACGACTACGACGCCTTCGTCGGACTCAAACCGAGCGGGACGTCTTGAGCCGATCTCATCGCCCATCGGGCGGGTTCAGGAGCGAATCGAGCAGATCCGCCGGCGGAACGCCCTGCAGAAAGCCGAGTTCGGCGTGGAGTGTCTGGACTGTCGGGACGCCGGCAAGAGCCCGCTGGGGTTCTGCCACTGTCCAACGGGCCGGGCGATGAGCGAGCAGGCCGAAGCCGATGCTCGGGAGCACCGGGAACGGGCATTCCGGGAACGGCTCGACGACGCGATGCGCGTGCCGGCCCGGTTTCAGGGGCTCACCTGGGACACCTTCCCAGCGCAATCAGCCCCCATGCTGGTGCAGCTCCGGCGCTGGCTGGAATCGCGAGCGGAGAGCCGCGGCGTGATCCTCACCGGCCCGTTCGGAACCGGCAAGACGGCGCTGATGGTCGACACGCTCCGGCGGCTGGTCCTCAGTCGCGGGGAGGCGTCCGGCTACCAAACCAATCCCGGCCGGCTGGGCTGCTTTATGACCGCGACCGGGCTGTTGCAGTCGCTCCGGCCGCACGACGGGTCGCGGGAATCGGACGATGCCCGGCTCGTGCGCTACCAGCGGGTGCGGTATCTCGCGATCGATGACCTGGGCGCCGAGCGGTTGACCGCCTGGGGCGCGGACCGGCTGTTCGAGATCGTCAACGAACGGCACAACGAGCTCCGGCCGCTGCTCATCACGTCCAACCTGAGCCCGAGCGCTCTGGCCTCCCGCTGGAATGCGCAGGTGGGCGATGGGGAGGCCGGAGACCGGATCGTGAACCGGCTGATCGAGTCGTGTGACGTGCTGGCCTTCGGCGAGGATGCGCCGAACTGGCGACTGCGGAGGGGGAAGGCGGCATGAAGGCGTGGCTGGTGAGGAATAACGCGGTTTCGGAACGGACAGAGGATTCGCATGTGCTCATAGCCGCGGAGGATTCCGAGGAGGCGCTCTACAAGGGCGGGCCAATTCTGGAAGAGCGCTGGTGGGTCACCTCTGAACATCGCGCGGCTGGTTGGCATGTGGAGCACATCCCGGAACTAGACGGCAAGACGGAATTCACCGGGGTTGATTACCTCACCGTTGGCAGTGTCGAATGTTGGCTTTGCGGGATCGAAGAATTCTACGAGATCGACAACGAACGGGCTTTCGCGGATGACGACGGGGATGTGTTCTGTGCACAGTGCTGGGAGCAGCGCGCGATATGACCCACAGCTACTGGCGAGAGGTATCCCAGCGCGTCATCACTGAGGTGATTGCCACGTATCCGGAGTGGGAGCACGGCAACGAAGCCCAGCGCTGGATGCTGTTGGATCGGATCGACCTGGCCTATCCGTTCGGGCAGCGCGAGAACCACCCCTACCGGATCTGGCTGGATGAACGGCGGGCCGTCATGGTGCGGCTAGGGCTCCGGGAGCCGGAGCCGACAGCCGGAGCGATCGATCGTGAGGCCCTGAAAGCGGCCGGCCAGATGGAGTTGCTGTGATGGCTGCCACCTGCCTGGGCTGCCGGATGCTCGCCGGCAAGCCCGAAACGGCCCTATCGGGCACGCACGTCTGCGTCAGGACTTACCCTCACCGCGAAGTCGGTCGTTGGGGACCGGGACAGCACGAGGACCCCCGGCCGTTGGAGGAGGGTTGCAAAGTCGGTGGCTATGTGTTTCGGCTACCGGATGACCCGGTGGACATCATTGACCGTGAGAGAGGATGATGAGATGAGCGAACCAATCGAGGCGACGATCAGCGAGACGATCGAGGGCGAGCTGCTGAGCGTGGGGACACCGGCGCGGTTGCTGGACGTGGGCTACCAAAACTATGTGCGAGCCGATGAGATCGTCGGGATATGGCCGCATTCGTTATCCAGCAACGAATTGGTGAGGTCACAGGTCATGTTGCGCGGCGGTGAACGGCTCGTGGGGTTCGTGACCGCGGCCACGCTGCGCAAGCGGTGGGAAGCGGCGATGGGGGTGGGCGAGTGAGCGAGGACAAGGAGCAGTACGAGCCAGCCATCCGGGTAGAGCAGCCGGTCAGTGTCGATGAGTTGACCTGCCAGTGTGATTGTGAACGGCGGGTTGCCGAACTCGAGGTCTCCCAGTTCAGCCTCGGGGAGAAGGTCATCCGGCTGCGCCAGGCGCTCGGCGGCCTGCCGGACGGTGACCCGATGCAATTCTCCTGGCTGCCGCTGGATGAGATGCTGGACCTGGCTCTCGGGGATGCCCAGCGGCTGAAAGCGCGGACTGCCGAGCTAGAGGCAGAGCGGGACCGCTACCGTGCCGCGTTGGAGTTCATCGGTCGTGGCATCTGGACCGCGCCGAATAGCATCGAGTCGATCCTCTGGAATGTCTGGCAGGCGCTCAATGGCGAGTGAGCTAACCGTTGCCGACCTGCGCGACTACTGAGGAGGGGCGATGAGAGATGTACTGAGAAAACTTTGGTCGATAGTCAGGCATGACACGAATTGTCCCAAGTGCGGGTATGAGCTAGTGAGCGTCAGGTACTGTACTGGGAAGGCCTGGGTGTGCCGCTTTCACAAGGACTGGGCAGGCCGTGAGCACCTAGACCGCTGTTGCCGACGCTGTGGGTATGGCTGGGTAGAGCGGTGCGTTGATGCCGGTGGTTATCGTGCCGCGCGGGGCGTGGCGAAACGAGAGCCGGGCGGCGAGCTGCCGGAGGAGACGATCCGGAGGCTGCGCGATGGCGAGTAAGCCGGTGCGCTGCCCGAAGTGCGGTGCTGAGAACGTGGTCGATCTTGGTCTATTGGCCTGTGGATATCAGTTGGTGGGCTGCTCCTCGTGTGGAGAGGAGTCGGTCCTGGACGACGAGGATGACACCGGTGTAACGCCGGTGGAGGCGAATAAGTCGCTAACGGTTGCCGACCTCCGCGCCTTCTGCCAGCGGCAAGCCGAGGTTTGCCAGGAGGACTGGGTCAGCCTCGATCGCAGGAGTGGCCGGTCAGGCTGGGAGGCGGAGCGGATGGCGGAGCTTGCGGCCTGCCGAGCGGCCTATCTAGAGCTGGTCGAGATCATCGACCGGGGGAAGCTCCCGGACTGAGGAGGGGGCAGGTGGGCACACCCCCTTGGAAGGCTCAATGCGCCGAATGCGGCCGGCGGCTCCTGTTGCGCGAATACATCCGTTGCGTTTGGGGATGTGGCGCTTGGGTCTGCCGGGCCAGCCGCGATGAACATGGGAAACGTCAGGGACGGTCTTGTGCCGACGCTCATGGTGGGAAGCATTATCGGGGTGAGATCCCGGACTGAGGAGGGGACGCATGGTCGCGGCGATTGATCCCGAGATGGATGAGGCGAACTGCTTCTTCAGCCCCTGGCGCATCCGGGGCATGCTGCGCAACTGGCATGCGCTCCTGGATGCCCGGCCGCGTCATCCCGATGAGCCACATATCCACATACCGAGCCACGATTGGTCACTCGCTGAACGGATCGAGCAGAAGGCCGAACTGAGCCGGGCGCTCCGGTGGCTCCGGAATCAGGACATCGCGGCGGCTGAGGCGATCGAGTGTTACTACATTGAGGGCTGGGATGTCGGCAAGGTGTCGGAGTGGACTGGGCTGAGTGAGCGGGCTGTCTACTACCGCATCCAGCGAGGGATTCGACGGATGGCCGGAAAGCTCGGGTGGAAGCCGGCGCCGGAACCCCCATCCGAGGAATCCTAGTTGCGATTTGGTATAATTGGACCGATGAATGGAAAGCCTCGGCGGTGCGTCAACACCCCGAGGCGTGACACGGAAGGAGCCTCTCCCGTGCAGCCTCAGTCTATCACCCCGCGAGTCTGCTCAATAGCCGGATGCCATCGTTCATGTGTTGCTCGCAGCTTATGCCGTCGTCACTATGACAGGTGGCGGCGTACTGGTAGTGCTGATTCTGAGCAGCCTACGAGAGAGGATCGATTCTGGGCAAAAGTGGATAAGTCCGGAGAATGCTGGACATGGACGGGCTATAGGGTCAATGGCGGCTACGGCCGGTTTGGAGACGGAACACGGCTCGTGGTTGCCCACCGCTATTCGTATGAACTCCACAATGGCCCAATCCCTGACGGGATGATTGTTCTCCATCGCTGCGATAACCCGCCGTGTGTGCGGCCGGACCATCTCACCTTGGGGACTTCCAGCGATAATACTGCCGACATGGTTCGAAAAGGACGGGCGCCGAATGGCACCCGCACGAAACAGGCGGCACTGACTGAAGAGATGGTGCGTGAGATTCGATCGAAGTATGCAACCGGGAGGTTCGTTCAGCGCGAGCTGGCTGATGAGTATCATGTCAGCCCGGCAACCATCGGTCATGTCGTTACCAGGCGAAGCTGGCGACACATCTAGCTTGACATTTTGCACCAAACTGCTATGATTCAGGCACGATAGAGAACATGTCAGAACCGGCCAGCGCGGCCGGTTTTTGTTTTGTGGGGTGGCGCAACGGTAGCGCGGCGGGCTCATATCCCGCAGGTTCTGGGTTCGAATCCCAGCCCCGCAACCGTAGGCTCGGCAATAGTGCCGGGCCGTTGTGCTGTCTGGTCGGCAGCACCAGTGGTCCCCCATCGGGCGGGCTCCGGCTCGCCCACTCTGCATCTCAGGAGGATCGATGTTGATCGGACGCGCGCTCGCGATAACCAAAACGTTTGCCAGCGACCGCAACGTTGCCAACGCCGCTATCCAGGTCATGCTCGCGCTGGCTGAGCAGGGTGAGCCGAGGGCGCAGGCGTGGTGCAAGGGGCTGCACGGGGCGGTGGTGCGACGGGTTGGAGATGAGGCGTAGCTGATGGCCCGGCCACTCAAGGCGTGCGGTCATCCAGGCTGCCCCGAGCTATCCAGCGGTCCCTATTGCCCAGCCCACACCCCAGCCCGCCGGCGCGACTACCGGCCAGGCGCGCGGCAACGCGGCTACGACGGCGAGTGGGAGCGCATCCGGGCGCAGGTGCTGGCCGAGGAGCCGCGTTGTCGGCAGTGTGGCGCGCCGGCGGTAGAGGTGGATCATGTCCGGCCGCTGCGACGCGGGGGAACGCACGCGCGGGGGAACTTGCAGGCCCTGTGTCGCTCCTGTCATGCGCGCAAGACGCAGCGCGAACGGACAGCAGGGTAGGGGGGGGCAAATCTCTAGCGCCTGGCTAGCCACCGGACCGGGCGCAGCCTCACTTTTTTCCGTGTACGAGTCTGGGAGATTTTGCCATGGCGGGACGCGGACCGACACCAAAACCGGGGCAGCTCAGGCAGCGCCGGAACCAACGGGCGGGCGCGGCAACGCTGGAAACCCCGGAGCGGCCCCGGATTCCGCGGTTGCCGAATCTCGATGGCGTGGAGTGGCACCCACTCACCCGCACCTGGTGGCGAAACGTCTGGCGTTCGCCGATGGCTGGGGAATATCTCGAAACCGACGTCGACGGACTCGGCCGGCTGGCCCTGCTCATCAATGCATTCTATCGGGACGGTGACGCCAAGCTGATGGCCGAGATCCGGTTGCAGGAGGCGCGGTTCGGCCTTTCGCCCGTCGATCGCTCCCGGCTGCAATGGGAAGTTGCCAAGGGCGAGGAGGCATCCACGCGACGCCGGCGGCCGTCCACGCCGTCACAGCAGAGTCAGGATCGGGCTGACCCCCGCGACCTGCTGAAGGTCGTGTCATGACGTTGATGATGGTCCCGCCGGTCGATGAGGAGCCCTATCCGAGTCTCGGCGGGCTGGTCTGTGACTGGATCGAACGCTATCTCGTCTTCGGGCCTGGTGACCTGCGCGGTGAGCCGGCGGTGCTCGATGACGAGAAGCGCGCGCTGATCTGGCGCATGTATGAGATCTACCCGCAGGGGCATCCACAGGAAGGCAGACGCCGGTTCAAGCGTGTGGCAATCGTGCTGCCAAAGGGGAGCGCAAAGACCGAGCTTGGTGCTTGGATCGTTGCCACAGAGCTGCATCCGGCCGCGCCGGTGCGGTGTGTCGGCTGGGATGCGGATGGACAGCCAATTGGCGGGCCGGTTTCCGATCCCTATATCCCGATGGTGGCCTATACCGAAGAGCAGTCCGACGAGCTGGCCTACGGCGCACTGAAGGCCATCCTGGAAGAGAGCCCGGTCGCCGGTGATTTCGACATCGGGCTTGAACGGATCATGCGCCGGGGCGGTGACGGCAAAGCCGTCTCGCTCGCCAGCTCGCCGAACTCCAACGACGGCGCGCGGACCACGTTCCAACTGTTCGACGAGACGCACTGGCACACGCTACCGCGGCTGATCCAGGCCCATCAAACGATGCTCGCCAACATCCCGAAACGGCGGGCGGCCGATGCCTGGACGCTGGAGATCACGACGGCGCATGAGGTTGGCGGCGGCTCGGTAGCTGAGCGGACCTATGAGTACGCGAGAGCCGTGGCGGAAGGCCGCACCCGAGATACCCGGCTCCTGTATTTCTATCGCTACGCCTCCGATGAGCACGATTTGACGACGGAGGCAGGCGCACGGGCGGCGGTGATCGAGGCGTCCGGCCCGGCGGCGGCATGGCGCGATATCGACGGCATCGTCGAACTCTGGCGCGACCCCACCACCGACCGCGCCTATTGGGAGCGGGTCTGGTGCAACCGGCTGGTCAAGGGCGGCCATCGGGCGTTCGACCTGAACCGCTGGCGAGAACTGGAGGCCGCCGAGTCACCGGTCCATGACGGCGATCTGATCGTGCTGGGATTCGACGGCGCGATGTTCCACGACGCGACCGGGCTCGTGGCGACACACGTCGAGTCCGGCTATCAGTGGGTGGCTGGCGTCTGGGAATGCCCACCTGGTCGCGATGACTGGCAGGTCCCGGCCGACGAGGTGGACGCGACCGTTGACGCCATGTTTGAGCGCTATCAGGTCTGGCGGATGTATGCCGACCCGCCCTACTGGCAGTCCTGGCTTGCCAAATGGGCCGGCCGGCACGGCGATGACCGGGTGGTGGAATGGTGGACCAACCGCCGCAAGCCGATGACCTACGCGCTTCAGTCATTCAACGAAGCGATCAGCGAGGGCCTGATCTCGCATAGCGGAGATGCCGCGCTATCGCGCCACATCGGCAACGCGCAGAAGCACGACCTCCCGAATCTCGATGAGCGGGGAAAACCGCTCTGGCTGATCCGGAAAGAGCGGGCCGATTCGCCGCACAAGATCGACCTGGCGATGGCGGCGATCCTGTCCTGGGAGGCCCGGACGGACGCGATCGCGGCGGGCGCGACAGGAACGCAACCGAGTTGCTATGAGGAGAGAGGAATCCTGATGCTATGAAGCCAGACCTCAACGATCTCCTCATCGCCGCCGGTGTGCTAATTGCCGCCGGCGGTTTCTATTTGCTGGATTCGGTCGTGGTCGTGATCTTCGCCGGCCTGGTGCTGATGGCGATCGGGATTGCGAGGAGCCGCTGATGGGCATTCTGAGCCGCATTTGGAGCCCGCAACCGGCGGCACATGACCTCTCCAACGTCAACGAAAAGTTCTGGAGCGGCACCATCGGGGCGCGAACGAATTCCGGCGTCAGCGTCAGCCCGGACACGGCGCTCAATGCCGCGGCGGTCTGGGCAGCCGTGAAGGCGATTTCCGAAACCGTCGCTTCACTGCCACTGATTATGTACCAGCGTCGCGACGATGGCGGCAAGGACCGGGCAAGCGGCCATCCGCTGTACGACCTCCTGCATGATCAGCCAAATGGAGACCAGACGGCCTTCGAGTTCAAGGAGATGTTGACCACGCATCTCCTGTTGCGCGGGAACGCCTTTGCCGAGAAGGTCCCAGGCCCTCGCGGAGCGGTCGATCAGCTCATTCCGATTCACCCGGATCTGGTGACGATCGAACGCCTGCCATCCAGGAAGCTCCGATTCCGCGTGCGAGACGATCAAGGCGGCGAGCGGATTCTCTTGCAAGACGAGATGCTCTACCTGCGTGGGCTCTCGCTCGACGGTCTGACCGGGGTCTCGGTCATTACCTATGCCCGAGAGTCCATCGGTCTGATGCAGGCGGCTGAGAGCTATGGCGCGCGGGTATTTTCGCAGGGCGCACAGCCGGGCGGCGTGCTCGAGCACCCGAAGGAGCTCAGCAAGGAGGCGGCGGCGCGGGTTAGTGAGTCCTGGCAAGCGGCCCACTCCGGCCTCGGAAACGCCCATAAGGTGGCAGTCCTCGAAGATGGTCTGACCTGGAAACAGACGAGCATGACGAGCGAGGACGCCCAGTACCTGGAGACCCGCAAGTTCGAGATCAGCGAGATTGCCCGCTGGTTCCGAATGCCGGCCCACATGCTCGGGGACCTGGAGCGCGCCACGTTCAGCAACATCGAACAGCAGGCGCTCGAATTCGTTATCTACACCATGCTTCCCTGGTTCACCCGCTGGGAGCAAGCGTCCAAGCGTGATCTCATCCTCGCTCCGCGAACCTACTTCGCCGAGTTCCTGGTCGACGGGCTCCTTCGTGGCGACATCAAGACTCGGTACGAGGCATATGCCATCGGCCGGCAGTGGGGCTGGCTCTCTCAGAACGATATCCGCCGGCTCGAAAACATGAACCCCATTGCTGGCGGCGACACGTATTTGACCCCGCTCAACATGCTGCCGGCCGATCAGCAGGCTGAAGCGGTCGAGGCGGCGAACAAGGTCTACGCGATTATCGAGAGGAACGGCCATCATGCTGACGCTGAATAGCTCAGACGACTCCCTCGCCTATCCCGCCATCCGGCGATTCATATCTGAGACGCCCTGGGCGATCCTGCCGGAGAAGCTCGCACAGATCGATGAGCTCATACGCCTGCGTGCCCATGGCGTCCGGTTCACGGCTGAGGAGATCGAGCAGCGCATCGGCGCGGCCAGCCGGCCAACCGCGCGTACCAGCGGCTCCGTGGTCGTGTTGCCCCTCTTCGGCGTCATATCGCAGCGCATGAACCTGATGTCTGCCATGAGCGGGGGTACCAGCACCGAGCAGTTCGGGGCGATGTTCCGCCAGGCGCTCGCTGATGAATCAGTGGGAGCCATCGTGATCGATATCGACTCCCCGGGTGGATCAGTCAATGGCGTCCCGGAGCTGGCGAGCGAGATCCTCCGCACGCGCGGCCAGAAGCCGGTCATCGCCGTGGCCGACAGCCTGGCGGCCAGCGCGGCCTACTGGATCGCGACCGCGGCCGATGAACTGGTGGTCACACCCAGCGGGCAGGTCGGCAGCATCGGCGTGATCTCGGTCCATGAGGACGTGAGTCAGTCGCTGGCACAGCAGGGCGTAGCGGTCAACCTGATTACGGCCGGTAAGTACAAGGGTGAGGGGAACCCCTACGAGCCGCTCACCGATGAGGCACGCGGGGCGATTCAGGCAGAGGTCAACCGCTACTACGACATGTTCGTGAGCGCGGTGGCTAAGGGCCGGAGCGTCAAGCCAAGCGCGGTTCGCGGTGGGTTCGGTGAAGGACGGGTTGTCGGAGCACAGGAGGCCGTCTCGCTGGGGATGGCTGATCGTGTCGGGACACTGCGAGAGACGATTGCCCGCCTGGCGGGCGGAACGCGAGCCGGACGGCTCCGGGCAGAGGAGGCGGGCCATGCGACGGTAGAGGCGGATCTGGATCGCCGCCGGCGGCGGCTTCGGTTGATGGAATCGGCGCGCTAGCGTCTGAGGAGGAAACGATGGACAAGCGCTATCAACTCATGGTGCAGGAGCGGGCCGACCTGGTGGCCGAGGCCCGCGGGATCTTCGAGCGGGCGGGCCAGGAGTCGCGCGAGCTGACCGCCGAGGAGCGGGCTCGCGACGATGCGATCAACGCCCGGCTGGTGCAGCTCAACGACGACATCGCGCGGGAAGAGCGCCGGCGCGACAATGAGCGGCTCCTGACTGCCGTCGCCAACCCCAACAGTGTGGTGAGCATCATCGACCGGAAGGCCGAAGACCCGACGGCCGGGTTCACGGACATGGCCGATTTCGCGCTCGCGGTCAAGAGCGCCTCGCGACCCGGCGGCTACGTCGACGAGCGGCTCTATGGCGCGGCGCCGAGTAACTATCACCAGGAGACCGGCACGGCTGAGGGCTATTTGGTCCCGCCGCAGATGCGGAACGACATCTGGGAACTCACCTTCAATGGCGAGGACATCCTTGGGATGGTGAGTCCGGAGCCGAGCAGTTCCAACAGCGTTGAGCTCCTGGCCGATGAGAGTACTCCATGGGGCGCGACCGGCGTGAAGGCGGCCTGGCGCGCTGAAGGCGTCCAGATGAACCCGAGCAAGATGGCCCTGGGTGCGCGCCAGGTGAAGCTCCACGAGTTGTACGCCTTCATCCTGGCTACGGACGAACTGCTGAACGACGCACCGCGACTAGCATCGCGGCTGACCGTTCAGGCCAGCCAGGCAATCCGGTGGGTCGCATCGGAGGCCATTATCACCGGCGACGGTGCCGGCAAGCCGCTCGGCTGGCTGAAGTCCGGTGCGCTAGTGACCGTCTCCAAGGAGAGTGGCCAGGCCGCTGACACGGTTGTGGCGATGAATGTCGCCAAGATGTACGCGCGCTTGCTCCCTGCCGGTATCGCGCGGGCCGCCTGGCTGGCGAACTCCGACATTATCCCTCAGCTCATGACCATGACCATTGGCGATCAGCCGATCTGGACGCCGCCGAACGGGTTCGTCAACGCGCCGGGCGGCATCCTGATGGGCCGGCCGGTCTTCCTGAGCGAGCATGCCGAGACCCTGGGCGATAAGGGCGATCTCCAGTTGATCGACCCGGCCGGCTACTACGCGGTCCAGAAGGACGGCTTGCAGGCGGCATCGTCCATCCACCTGTACTTCGACTACGGCATCCAGGCGTTCCGCTGGACCTTCCGCTTCGGTGGCCAGCCGTTCCTCACCGCGCCGGTGAGCCCGGCCAAGGGTGCGAGCACGAAGTCGCACTTCGTGGTCCTGGAGGCCCGCTAATCTGAGCCGCGGCGCATAACCGCAGAATGAGGAGATATCCCAATGGCGAATCCGAATCTGAAGCCGAGCGACCGTGCGGTGATCGCGGCCGTGATCGATCCGGTCTCCAGTTCGACCGCGAAGTCGAGCGGCTGGGTCAGCATGGCGACCTTCCACGACATCCAGGCCATCATCCAGGTTGGGGCGATCGGTGCCAGCGCGACCGTGGATGCCAAGCTCGAGCAGGCCAAGGACGGCTCCGGCACCGGTGCCAAGGACATCACCGGCAAGGCGATCACGCAGTTGACGAAGACCGGCACCGACGACAACAAGCAGGCGGTCATCAACTGCTGGGCTGATGAGTTGGACGTGAACAACGGCTTCACCCACGTGCGGCTCACCATCACGCCCGCCGTGGCCGCCTCGCTGATCGCTGGCATGATCCTCGGGCACGATGCCCGCTACCAGCCGGCCAGTGCCGCAGCCACGGTGGATGAGGTCGTCTAGTATTTCGCGCGGAATAGCTGGGGCGGCTGAGCAACCGGTCGCCTCTCGTGTTTCCGGGAGATCACATGGCAGTTGAACGCATCCTGAGCGCCCGGCCGGCAACGCTGGCGGTGACGTTCACGGATAGTGCTGGGCAGACAACCGATCCCGGTGAGGTGACGGTGACGATCACCCGCGAGGATGGGACCGCCGTCGTCACCGATGTCGCAGCAGATGGCACCGGCATCGCGCCACGGACCTATGCGCTCACCGGTGCGCAGACGGTGACGCTGGACACCCTCACCGCGGCCTGGACATCGGCCACGCTAGGCACGCTCACGACCAAGGTCGAGATCGTCGGGGACCGGCTGTTCAGCGTCAGCGAGGCGCGGGCCTTCGATAAGCAGCAGCTCGCCAGCCAGTCGAAGTACCCCGACGCCGCGATACTCGATGGCCTGCGACGGATCGAGGACGACTTCCAGCGCATCTGCGGCGTGTCGTTCATCCCGCGCTATAAGCGCCTGGTGATGGACGGCAGCGGCCGGGATGCGCTCCTGGCGCCCGATCTCCGAGTGAACGCCATCCGGAGTATCGAGACCCGCTCCGGCACTACCTGGACGGCCTTCACTCAGGAGCAGCTTGACGACGTGGTGTTCGATGGCGCCGGCATCCTGGTGCGGGAGCTGTACGGCCCCTGGCCATCCGGGCGGCGGAACGTGCGCATCGGCTACGAGTACGGCTGGGACGTGCCACCGGAACCGATCCGGCGGGCAGCAATGAAGGTACTGATTGCCCAGATCATCCCCACGAACCTCAACGACCGGGTAACCAGCGAGACCACCGAGAACGCGACCTATGCCTACTCAACGGCGGGTCGGGTGAACAACCCGTGGTCTATCATGCCGCAGTTCGGCATTCCAGAGGTCGATGTCGTCCTGGATCGCTACAGCGAGAAAGTGCCAGGGATCGCCTAATGGCTACCACGACTACCATCCCTGCATTCCTGGATGCGCTCCGGGAGCAACTGATCGCGCGGCCCGGCCTGATCGACGTCAACGCCTGGACCGCTGAAATGCCGGAGCCGGATTGCGGGCCGAAGAACATCCAGTTCATCAGCGCCGAAGCCGATGTGGAATGGGGCGCGCTGGGATCCTGCCGGCGCAATGACTCCTACACCGTCCACGGGTTCATCCGGGTGGTTATTCCGGGCGCTGGCGAAGAGACCATCAAAGAGGCGCGGGATGAGGCTTTCCGCATCTACGCCGAGCTGGACGCGCAGCTCATGGGCGACAAGCGGGTCAACGGGACAGTCCAGAGCGCCCGCGTCAAGAGCCTCAGCATGGACGCCCTCGCGACCACCGACGGGCGCGCCTGCGCAATCGTGTTCCAGCTCGAAGTCAAGACTCAACTGACAACCTAGGAGGCGATATGGCTATGAGACGCATCCGCTACGTTGGCAGGCATGCCGGCGTGCGAGTGACCTACCAGGAGCGATCGATCGAGGTCGCGCGCAACGGCACGGCGGAATTCGACGCGGCCTTTGCCGAGCGGCTCCTTGCCGAGCCGGACAACTGGCAACCGGCCGATGGGGATCCCGCGCCGGAGCCCGCCAAGGCCCCGGCGCCGGCCAAGAAAGGCGGTAAGTGAGCATGAGCCTGAGGGCTACTGGACGTGGCTCCAGGATTTGCCGCTCAGGATGTTGCCTATGACGACGTTGCTCACGCCGAATTGCTTGGCTAAGTCGCGGCGGGTAATGCCGCCAGAGGCGAATATGCGACGGATCGCGCGAACATCGTCATCGGTGAGCTTGGCTCGCCCATTTCGTTGGCCTTTGGCCAATCCGGGATGAGTTCGATGTCCATGCTTATCGCCGGTAGGCGCTCGACCCTTACGGCTACGGTCATGCATGTTATCGGCTGGCGTCCCAAGAAAGAGATGATCCGGACGAACGCATGGAGGATTGTCGCAGCGATGGCAGACAAACAGCCCCTCGGGGATTGGCCCGTTCGCCAACTCCCAGGAGATACGATGGGCGCCTGGATTTTTCCCGTCTCGCCAGATGCGGCCGTACCCGTTCGGGTCAATCGTGCCTTGCCAGGTCCAGCATTCTCCAGAGGTATCAACGCGGGACCAGAACCGCTGCTCAATCGGTTGTCTAAGGGATTCGTTGTGGCAAGCGTACGAGCAATAGGGGCCAACTTGCGACGGCGGACGGGAGAACTCTTTCCCGCACTGTTGGCAGGTACAATCAAGGGGCATTGATGACCTCCTAGTCAGGTCTGAGGTGCCACGCTCCGGGCGGTTGCAGCCGCGCCGGGGCTTTCTGTTTGCCCAATTTTACTACATAACGAAAGGAGATGCAGGTGACGACAGGCACTGGAAAAGTGTTTGGGATTGCGGACGAATCCAGCTACGCTACCTATACTGCCCCGCTAAAATGGATCGAGTTCAACAGCGAGTCGATCAAGGCGAATCCCCAGCCCTACGAGGCCGAGCGACTTGACGGACGGCCCTACCAGACCACGAACGACTTCCGGCAGATCATCAAGGGCGCCGGCGGCGACACCGAGTTCGACGTCACGCAGAAGGGCATGGGCAAGCTCTTCCTGGCCATGCTGGGGGCGGTCGCGACCAGCCAGCCGGACGTGGTGAACATGCCGCTCGAATTTCTCCATACGTTTACGCCGAGCCGCGCGGGCTGGCACAGCAAGAGCTTCTCGGTCCTCAAGAACATCCCGGCGCCGGACGACACCGACTTCCCGTTCGCCTACGCCGGCGGCGTGGTGACCAAGTGGGACCTCAAGGCGGCGCTGAACCAGGCGCTGAAGCTGACCCTCACCTGGGACTTCATGAAGGAGTTCACCGACAAGACCGTCGGGGTGCCGTCATTCCCAACCAACAACCTGGCGTTCATCGACATCGACCTGGCGATCGAGATCGACGGTGCGTCGAGCTGCATCAGCGAACTGGGCATCACCGAAGATCGACCGCTGAAAACGGACCGTTGGTGCCTGGGTGGGACCAAGAAGCGGCCGCTCCTGAACGGCAAGGCGAAGATCACCGGGACGATCTCGAAGGACTTCGAGGACATCACCCTCTATCAGAAGTTCATCTCGGGCGCTCACGCGGCATTGATCCTCACTGCATCCCTGGGTGAGATCGACGCCGGGAAGGCAAACCCGTTCAAGCTGGTCGTGACCGTGCCGGACATCGTGTTCACCGGTGAGACCCCGACGATCGGTGGGCAGGATCTCGTGCAGCAGAGCCTTCCCTGGACGGCGCTGGACAACGGGACCGACCCGATCATCACGTTCGAGTATTCAACGAGCGACGCCACACCGTAGGAGATCCCTCATGGCCAAAGCGATCGTGAGCCAGGAGTCCATCCGCGTTGATGGACTCAAAGAGCTGCGTGCCGCGCTGAAGGAGATCGGCCCGAAGGTCCCGCGCGAACTGACCAAGGCAAACAAGCGCGTGGTCACCCAGACGGTCGTGCCCAAGGCCAGGGCGAAAGCCGCCGCGCTGTCGGTGTCGAACGCGGCCGGCGGCACGTCCCGGATGGGGCATATCGCCGTGGGAACCATCAAAGCGAGCGCGTCCGCCACGGCGGCGAACATCGTGGCTGGCGGCAAGCGGGCGCCCTGGTTTCCGGGCATGGAGTTCGGGTCGCACGGCAAGCGGCCCCGGACACGCCAGTTCCCGGCGGTCAAGCGACCAGGCTACGTGCTCTGGCCCACGATCATCGCGGCGCGGGAAGAGATCATCGACGCCTACCGGACGGAAATCGAAGCATTGTGGGACCGGGCGGTCCCCCATATCGAATAGAGGAGAAGCATGCCGCTCAATCTGAACATCGATCCCAACGACTTCACCCTGGGCGATATCGAGGATTTCGAGGCGTACTGCGGGCAGCCGTTCGAGCTGCTGCTAGGCAAGGGCGCGGTCGTGAGCGGGAAGATGCTGACCGCCTTGATCTGGGTGATCAAGCGGCGCGAGGATCCGAGCTACACGACTGAACAGGCCCGGACGATCAAGCTGAGCGACTTCACCCAGGACCCTACTTTACCGGCGCCCAACGAAACGGACAGCGCCGCCGATTCCTAGACGATCTCCCCCACTTCATGGAGTTCTACGCCGGGATGACCCCGGCGATTTTTTATGCCCTGAGTCTGCCCGAATACCGCCTCCTGCGGGCGCACATCCAAACCCGCCGGCAGGAGGAACACGACGCCTGGGAGCGCTTCAATGGCCAAAGATAGTCAGCTCAAAATCAATATCGTTGGCGACGCCTCTCAGATCCGGAAGGTGTTTGGGCAGGCTGAGGAGTCGGCCGGCCGGTTCGGCAAGGCCATCGGCGGCGTTGCCAGCGCGGCGGGTGGATTCCTGGCCGCCAACGTGATCATGAAGGGCTTCGATGCTGCTGTCGGCGGGGCAGCGCGCGCCGTCTTTGGACTGAACAACGAATACGAGGCCGCCCAAACCCGCATCATGGCCTTCACCAAAGATCAGGCGATGACCGCCGATATCCTCTCCAAGGTCCGGGATGAGGCCAACAAGACCCCGTTCGCCTTCAACGAAATGGCGAATGCCACCGCCGCCCTGATCCCAACCGCCAAAATGGCGAACGTCTCCTGGGAAGAGCTCCTCAAGACGGGCGAGATCCTGGCAGCCTCGAATCCGATGGAAGGGCTCGAAGGGGCATCGTTTGCCCTGAAAGAGGCGGTGTCCGGGGACTTCACCTCGATTATCGAGCGCTTCAACCTGAGCCGGCAGACGATCAACCGGCTGAAAGATGAGGGCGTCCCGGCGCTGGAGATCGTCCGGCAGGCGATGGCCGAACAGGGGCTTGATGCCTCGCTCGTGGCTGGCATGGCGGAAACCGCAGCGGGCCGCTGGGCAACCTTCCAGGACACGATCGACGGCCTCAAGATGTCCCTGACCAAGCCGATCTTCGAGGGATTGAAGAACGGCCTTACGGCACTCCAGGGTGTGTTTGATGCCAACAGCGAGCGGCTCACTCGTTTTGCTGAGACCGTGGGCAATGCACTTGGGGGCGCGCTCCAGGGGGCGATCTCGTTTCTCTCTGAGACGGTGATCCCGACATTCCAAGGGTTCTTTCAACTCCTGACTGCCGATAAGTTCTCTGGATTCGTGGACGGAATGGCTACGATCCAGGGGGCACTCACTCGTGCCTTTGGTGCAGACACGGCGGGCCGGATAACGCAAACCCTGGGAGGGATCGCAACCTTCATCACCGAGACTGCCCTGCCAGCCGTCCAGTCATTCTTTGGGTTCCTCCAGCGGCACGCCGGAACCATCGCCACAATCGCTGGCGCGGTCCTCATCGCGGTCAAGGTCTTTGGCACGCTAACGACCGTCGTTTCGGCTGTCTCCGGCGTTTTCGCTACGATCTCCGGAATCGTCGCCGGGGTATCGGCCGCATGGGCCGGACTGACGACCGCCTTCGGTGCGTTCTTCATCAGCGCCGGTGCTACCCAGGGGATTCTCGGCAGCCTAATAGCGATCCTCGGTGGACCCGTCACGGTGGCCATCGCGGCCGTCGCCGGAACGGTTGCACTCCTTGCGGCCGCCTGGGTCAACAACTGGGGCGATATCCGGGGTAAGACGGCGGCGGCATGGGAGATCCTGAAGTCCATTTTCCAGTCGATCCAGGAACGGTTCTCTCAGTTCGTCTCTCAGATCCTTCCCGAGCTTGCCGCCGCATGGGAGAGTCTGAGTTCCAAGATCGGTTCGGTGCTCAAGCTCGTCGGCTCCCTGGTGTCCGCATTTTGGACCGGGGTGATTCAGCCGACGTTCAATGCCATAACCGGATTCATCCAGCGCCATGGCGATGACATCGTCTCGATTCTGAGTCGGGTATGGAACCTCATATCTGGGACGATCTCCAACGTCACCTCGATCATCTCCAACGTCATCCAGCTCGCGCTCAACATCATCCAGGGCGACTGGAAGGGCGCCTGGGAGAACATAAAGGCAATCGGTTCCACCCTCTGGGATCAGATCAAGTTGGTCATCTCCACGGCCGCCGGTATCCTGCGTGACCTGCTGTCAATCATCTGGGGGGAGATAAAAACCAAGGCGTCCGACACATGGAACGGGATAAAGACGACCTTCGAGAACGGCAAGGATGCGCTAAAGAATGCCCTCCTCTGGCCGTTCGAACGGGCGCGCGATGCCATCGGCGGGATCATGGATGGGTTCAAGCGGAATCTGGCCGGTCCCTGGAATGCAGCGGCTGACGGCATCAATAACTTCATCGTCGGCGTGGGCCTGGCCGTCAACTGGGCAAGCCGCAAGTTGACCGGCTCGGATCTGTTCTCCTGGGGCGGCATGCCGAGCGTGCCCCGGTTCGCCCGTGGCGGTGTCCACCAGGGCGGGCTGATGATCGCCGGCGAGGAGGGTGAGGAACTCCTGGTCGCGCCACGCGGCACGCGGGTGTTCAGCCACCGAGACACCGTTGACCTGTTCCGGACGCTGAACGACCGGCCTCCGGAGGGCGTGCCGCTGGGGCCGAACGGTCCGCTCGGGCTGGGTGCCGGGCCGCTGGATGGCGTGGTGAGCGCGGTCAAAAACATGGCCGGATCAGCCGTTGAGGCCGTGCGGAGCGTCATCGATAAGGGCGTCACCTGGCTGATCGATCAGGCGCTTGGAGCGCTCCATCTCGATACCGGCGCTGGGGCGCTGGGCGGCATTGGGCGCGGTGTTTTCTCCCACGTCACCGACCTGGCGAAAACGACGATTACCAAACTGTTCGAGACGGTCAAAAAGGCGCTCCCGAGCCTGGACGCGCCGGCCGGCTACCCCGGCGGCAATGCCATCCTGGATATGGCGTTCCGGACGCCGGGCGCCTACATGTGGTGCGAGAAATTTATCGGAGACGTTTATCAGCGCCTCGGGCTTCACTACACCCGCGCTGCCAGCGCGGCGCAGCATGCCCGGATGCAGCCGCTGAACCCCGGAACCGGCCCGGCCGGCGCGGTCGTGTTCCTGCCGTGGGACACCTACGGGCACGTCGCGTTCAGCCTGGGTGATGGCCGGATCTACGGCACCGCCAACACGCCATCGGGCAAGGGCGTGATGAACGCCTGGAGCGGCGCCGGCTGGACCGTCAACCCGGCCGCCAACGGGCTCCATGCCACCAATGGCCCGGTGCTCTCGCTCCTCAATGAGGCCAATCCAACCGAGGGCGAAATCGCGGCACCGGTGCCGATGCTCCGGCGGATCGTCTCCGAAGAGGCGGGCGGGGACGTCATCGAGGGCGGCATGCTCGCCGCCCTGAACGACCTCTACAAGCCGCTGGGTAAAGCGGGCCAGGCGTTCTCAGAAGTCGTGGACACGATCCTCTCAGGGAACAAGGCGCTCGATAGCCTGCTGGATCTCAGCAAAGAGGGCGCGGTCCAGGTCCAGGGATCGATCGTCACCCTGGCGGACTCCAACAAGACGAGCCTCCTCGCCAACAAGGACGCCACGACGAAGGTCCAGCAGTCGGTCGACACGATGGCGGCCGGGACGGCAAGCGGGCTCTCGCGGGTGGATAGCTCGGTGCTGGGTGTTGGCGGCGCGGTTGACGGGGTTGGGGATTCCGTCGACGCCATGGCGGGCGATAGCCGCTCAGCATTCCAGAAGGTCTTGAGCATCCTCCAGGGCGCGATCAGTGGTGCCAGCCCCTGGCATGTCATCACGGATGGTGGCGCCGGGCCGGGCGGACCCGCGACCGACATCAACGGTGGCGGTGGCGGCGATGTCGTAGGCGGCAACCTGACACCGGGCATGGGCGGACTCATCAACCCGCCACCTCCGGGCAGCAAAGAGAATCCGATCGTCCTGACGCCGGCCAACCCCGATGTGATCAGTGGCGGCCTGACGCCGGGGATGACCAACCTCCTGTCGGATAAGACCACGGTCAACGGGGACATCATCGTCGGGCCGGGGCCGGTTGGCGGAACCACGATCAATGAGGACGTGCTCCTCGGGCCTCTCCCGAAATTCGCGCGGGGCGGCGTGTTCGATCGCCCGGTCGTCGGCATATTCGGCGAAGGTCGCGACCGCGAGATCGCCTCGCCCGAGCCGTTGCTGAGACAGATCGTGCGCGAGGAAACGCGGCTAGGAGCGGGCATCACGGTCAACATCAACGGCCCAATCACGGTCAACAGCCGGGCTGATATCGACCGGCTCGGCAACGACGTCGCGGTGTCGATCCGGGCCGCGTTGCGCCGGCAAGGGAGGGCCTGATGGCAGTCGCGGTTCGCTATCTCGACCGGTTCACGTCGGCTGACGGCGCGACGGTCGTGACGTTCCCGATCGAGCTCTACGAGTGGCAGTCCAAGCAGGAGCTGCGGACCGCGTTCGCTCCGATCGTCGGGGGTGACTACGCGGTCGATCTCCTGGGCGGCGACCCGGCCGGCAAACAGCCGGGCGCGGAATCCCTCTCCTTCGACGTTGGCGAGGACACCGACGGGGCGATCAATACCCTGATCGACGATCTCAAGGCTGACTGCCACCGCATCGGCTCGGGGAAGCTCTGGACCACCGACGCGGCCGGGAATCGTCGCTGGGCATGGGCACGGGCAACCGGCATGCCGGGCTATGCCGTCAACATCAATAACGAGCTCGTGGTCCCGGTCGCGCTGGAGTTCACCCGCCTCTCCGACTGGTTCGGTGAGACACTCCAAACCCACACTGAGGAGATCGTCAGCACGCCGCACACGTTCAACCTCACCACGCAGGGCAACGCGCCGGTGCAAGCGGTCGTGATCCGGTTCCGGGCGAACGGGGCCGGGGGCTACACCAATCCCAAGCTGCGTAACAAAACCAATGGCGAGAACTTCACGGTCAACCGGATCGCCGCCGGCGCCAACGATGAGATCCGGGTCGACACCGGCCGTTGGGCCTGCGATGTCTCCGACGACGACGGCATGACCTACACCGACGCCCTGCCGGACCTGGTTATCGCGGACCGGCAGTTCAACATCCTCACCCTGGCCGAGGGCCTGAACCAGATGGAGTTCAGTGATGAGGGGTTGCCGGACCTGGTGCTGGAAGTTTCCTGGCACGACACGTTCCACTAGACGAAAGGAAGAGCGATGAACATCGGCTGGACTGAGCACGCACGGGATGCGTTTCTGAATGCCGCGCTCCGGGGCCAGGGCGGGACCATCACCTGGCCGGCGGGCGCGCTCTACGCGGCGGCGCTCACGGTCAACCCGCAGACGCTCGATGTCTCCGATATGGTGGAGGTCGATTCCGTCACCCATCCCGAGTACGCGCGGGTGCAGGTGGAGTTCGACGCGCCGGTAACGGAGGACATCGGCGGCCCGCCGGCAACCAATTTCCGGCGCAAGTGCGACAGCACCGCGGAGGAGATCTGGCCGGACGCCGACGCCTCCTGGGGCACGATCGTCGCCCTCGCCTTTTTCGATGCGGCCACGGGTGGAAACTGTTGGTACGTCCGCGCCGTCGCGACGAGCAAGGACATCGATGAGGGCGACACCCTGCGCGCCGGTGCCGGCAAGATCTCCATCAGCTTCCTGAACGCGGCGTAGTTCGATGGCCTGGTCCGTTCTCGCCTCTCCCATCGCGACCGGCTCATCATCATCGAGCCTCGCGGTCAACGTGCCCACCGGCACGCAGAATAACGACATCCTGCTGGCGCATCTGATCGTCGGGTCCAGCCGGACGATCACGCCGCCGGCCGGCTGGACCCTGCTGGCCGGGCCGCTGGCGGACCCGGACGTGACCGGCGTCAACGTCTCCGTCTACTACCGGGTCGCGAGCTCAGAGCCCGCCAGCTTCACGTTCTCGTTCAGCGGCACCGGCAACTGCGCCGGGGTGATGCTGGCCTGCTCCGGGGGCGACGCCGCCAGCCCGATCGACGCCTCGGCCACCGCGATTGACGCCAGCAGCTCCACCAGCCACGCCGCGCCGTCGGTCACCACCACGCGCGACGGCAACCTGGTGGTGGTTCTCTGGGGCGGCTGGAAAAGCTCAGGCTACACCTGGACCCAGCCGAGCGGCTTCACCGAGCGTTATGACAGCAACGCTCCGACCAACTACGTCCTCTCGGCCGGAGACGCGGTGTTCGCCAAGGCGGGCGCGACCGGCACGTTGACCGGCACGACCAGCGTGAGCGACCGGGTGACGATGGTCACGGTGGCGCTCAATGTCAGGGCTCCGATCGACATCGAGCTAACCGGCGACACGCCGTCCGACGGATCGGCCGAACTGAGCCACGTCCGGCGGCTCGAACTGTCCGGCGATACGCCAGCCGATGGCGCGGTGGATGCCAGCCGCATCCGGGACCTGTCGCTCACGGGCGACACCCCCGCTGATGGCCAGGCCGCCATCCAGGGCGGCACGGTCCGCGTTGAGCTGAGCGGCGACACCCCGAGCGACGGTGCGGCCATTGCCGGCAAGGTGCGGCGCATCGAGCTCACCGGGGACACGCCGTCCGATGGCCAGGCCACGCCCGGGAAAATCCAGCGCATCGAGCTGAGTGGCGACACCCCCAGCGACGGTGAGGCCGCCATCAGCCGGGTTGCCGCGCTGGAGCTGAGCGGCGACACCCCGGGTGATGGCAGCATCGAACTCGAACTCGCCAACCGGGTGTTTGGCCGGCGGCTGCGGCTGGACGTGTTCAGCCCGGCCGGGGCACTCGTCACCCGCGTGCCGGTCGTATTCGGCGCGGAATACCGGCTGGGGCAGGATGAGGTGGGCGAGTTCAGCCTCTCGTTGCCGGCGGCGGATGAGCGGGTCGCGCTCCTGACCTCAGGCCAGCGCATCATCCTCTATCGCGAGGGTGAGGGGCGGGTGTTCGCCGGCATCGTCGGCAAAAAAGAGGCGGTCCAGGATGCCGAGGGCGGGGAGCTGCTGGCCGTCACCGGGGCATCACGGGCACGAGAGCTGGTCCGCCGCAACACCATGACCGGCGCCAGCTATGAGGGCCTGACCGTCTCGGCCATCGCGACCGATCTCCTGACCGGGACCGGCTGGGCAGCCGGCGATATCGCGACCGATCCCGCCGGCGTGACGATCCTCGGCATCGGCAAATCCTATTGGGAGATGCTGGCCGAGGTCGCGACCCGCAAGGGCTGGCACATCCGGGAAAACAACCTGGCGGCCACGATCGATATCGGGCCGTTTGGCGCATCTTCCGGGCTCGTGGTGCGCAACATCGCGCAGGCGCGAGGCTGGAGTGACCTGCCGCTGAACGTGCTCCCGTTGACCGGGATCAAGATCACCGAGCAGCAGGAGGAGCTGGTCAATCAGGTGGTGATCCTGGGCGGCGGTGAGGGGCCGAACGCGCTAACGCTCCGCTATGCCACCCGGAGCACGCCCTACACGGTCAAGCAGGGGACGGACCAGCGCGGCAACCCCTACTGGTACCTGGAGGATGAGGCGAGCATCCTGGAACACGGGCTCCATCAGGGGCCGCCGGTGGTGTTCAAGGACATCATCCCGCTGGCGAATTCCGCCGGATCCTTCGAGGCCGCGGCGAACGCGCTCTATGACGCCGGCACAGCCTGGCTGCGCTGGCACGCCGAACCGGTCGAGAGCTACGAGATCCAGTTCGTCGGCCTCCGGCACTACGACCACGGCGCGGCGGTCCTGAATCCCGGCGATACCCTACGGCTGCAATACCGGGGCTATGTGGCGCGGGAGGCCGACGGCACGACTGCGAACCGGGTCTGGCGCAACATCGATGCCGAACTGCACGTGCTGGAGATGCGGCGGTCGTTCAATGAGGACGGATCCGACACATGGTCGGTCACCGTCAGCACGTCGGACCAGCGGGCGCCGGATGACACCGCGCTGATGGCCGAGACCTACGCCCGGCTGCATTCGGTCGAAACCGCGCTCCGGCCCTATACGGTGTCTGATACCGTGGGGCCGCTGCGGGACAGCGTGGACGGCACGCATCCGTTCCGCATGGAGGTCGTGTTCGACGCCAACGTGACCTATCTGCTCAAGGCGGCGTTGACGATCCTAGTCCGGCCGGTCCGCTCGAATACCACGGGCGCCGCCTCGGGCGGGGGCGGGACCGGCAACGCCGGCGGGGACCACAGCCACACCATCGATGCCCAGACGACCGGGGAGGAAAACCCGAAACACGGGCATGAGGTGGGACAGGCGGACAACATCACCACCTGGAGCAACCCCGGATTTCGGGAGCCGCTGGTGTTCGCCACGGCGGTCAACGGCGGCACATCGTTCGGGGTCATCGTCGGGCGGGACGGCACGACCGGCGCCGGAACCGTGCTCTACACGACCGGCGGGACGGGCCACACCCATAGCGTCAGCGCGACCACCTCGCGGTCCGGCGGCAACCACAGTCACTCGCTGAGCCCGCACAGTCACGCGCTGGTCTACGGCATCTTCGAGGGACCGAACCCGAGCAACCCGGACCTCCGGCTCCTGATCAATGGAGTGGACGTGACGGCCGCGTTGGGCGGGCCGTGGGATACCGACGTGACGCTGGACGTGACGCAGTTCCTGGTCGACGCGACCCAGCAGGTGCTCCGGCAGAACCACACGATCGAGGTCAAGTCGAATCAACTGGCCGATATCGTCTGCCACCTCCGCGTCATCAACACCATCACCGGTGTTCATCCCGTCTAACCCGAGAGGAGAACCGCATGTTCCCACGCATCGCCGGACGGCCGGTGCATGACACCTCGTTTCATCTGGAGCGGGATGCGGCCGGCGCGGTCACGGCCATCCGGCAGGAGCGGACCGGCAGCATTCGGGTCGATATCGAATGGCTGGCGTCTCCGGATGACGCGACGCCGGCGCGGGTCGATCACGGCCGGGTGTTCGCGAGCTGGGCGGATCTGGCGTTCTGGCTGGAGCTGCACGCGGCATCGATGGCCGACACGATCGATGAGGCCGACATGCCGGAGCCGGTGCGAGCGATGGTGGTCGAACATGCGACGGCCGGCAAGGCGCGCGGCCAGGCGGCGGCGGATCTCGCGACCGGGATACGGCAGGCGTTGGCGGCCAATCCCCGGCTAGAGGACCGGCTGGCGGTCATCCGTCACGATCATCAGCACGTGGTCGCGCAGCGGGCGGAGGCGCGGCGGGAGGCCGAGCGGAAACGCCTCCAGCAGATGACGGCGGTCGCGCAGATCGCGCAGGCGAAACAAGCGGCGGCGGAGCAACTGGCGCGGGAAGCCGCCGCGGCGGGAACCCGATAGTCGTGGGCCTCCAGTGGAGCGCCCAACCGAGAGAGGAGGAACCGATGATCCAGCGACAGGACATTGTGACCGGCATCGCCGGCGCGGGAATAGGAGTCGTGGTGAACCTGCTGGGGGGATTCGATATTTTGCTCCAGGCGTTGATCGTCGCGGTCTGTATCGACGTCGCGACCGGGTTCGGCAAGGCGGTCTCCGCCAAGGACCTCAACAGCAACAGCGCCTATTGGGGCGGGCTGAAGAAGGTGAGCGTGTTCTTCGTCGTCGCCCTGGCCGTCGTGCTTGACCGCGTGGTCGCGACCTACGCCGGCGAGAATGCCCCGCAGGCGCTCCGGACGCTGACGGTGGGGTTCTATCTGGGGGTTGAGGGGATCTCCATCCTGGAGAACGTGAGCGCGATGGGCGTGCCGGTTCCGACGCCGGTCCTCAAGGCACTGACGTTCCTGCGGGATCGGAGTGCGGGCACGCCGGAGGGGCGCCAGCCATGACCATCACGCCTCATCGGCCGCTTGGAGCACAACATGCTCATAACTAGCGATACTCCAGTTGTAGGCGTCCCGCCTGGCATGGCAAAAGAGCGTTTCATTGCGATTCTGAGAGAGGCAAGTAGCCCGGCCGCCGATGAGGCGGCCGATGCGTTTGACGTGATTGTTCAGCGCCGCGTATCCGCCGCCTTTGCGCTGGCCATCTTCAAGATTGAGAGCCAGTTCGGCACGCAGGGCATCTGCGCGAAATATGGCACCCGCAATCCCGGCAACACGCGCACGCCACGGATGATGGATTTCCCGGTTATCCAGACCGAGCGGGGGCAATTCGTCCGTTATCCGACATGGGTCGATGGGTTCGCCGATGCCGCGTTCCGGCTGGTCGATCCCACGTTTGTTTATGCCCAGCGCGGTTTGCGAACCATCGGAGAGATCATCCCGGTCTGGGCGCCGGCGGAGGATGCCAATGATCCCTATGGCTACGCGGCGTCCGTCGTCCGGCTGATGAACACCTGGAAGGAGGACATGACCATGCGAGACCCACAAGCCACCTGGGCACCCAGCAGCAACTACGACGCCGGCCGGGCGGGCTATTCCGTCATCGGCATCGTCGATCACATCACGCAGGGGACGGATTCGCTAGCCTGGCTGCGCGGCGCGGCCGGAGGCAGCAGCAACCGCGGCAGTTCGGCGCACTATCTGATCTCCCGTGACGGCGCGCTGCATCAGATGGTGGACGACCTGGACACCGCCTGGGGAGCGGGCAACCTGCTCTTCAACCGGCAGCGCATCCAGATCGAGCACGAGGGATTCTCCGGGCAGCCGCTCACGCCGGCGCAGATCCAGGCATCGGCCGGACTGCATCGGCGACTCAGCCAGCGGCACGGCTTCCCGCTCGATCGACAGCATGTCATCGGGCATGGCGAGGTGCCGAACCCCAACAACCCGGCGTTGCTCGGCGGCCTCAGCGGGCACGTCGGCTGTCCCGGCAGTGCGTTTCCATGGGATCAGGTCCTCGGTGCCGTGCCGGTCGATCAGCATGCGACGGTGCCGCCGTTAGAGGCGTTCCTAGCGCCAACTGGAAAGCGGATCGTCGGCGGGTTCATGGATCTCTGGATCAGCCTGAACCCCGATCAGCAGAACCTACGCTTCCTGGGATGGCCCCTCAGTGATGAGTTCATTGCACAGGTGGACGGCTCGCCACAGAACTATACGTATCAGGTTTTCGAAAGGTCCGTGCTTACCTGGAGGGGCGGATTAGCCGCTCCCTGGGACAGGTTCCTCGTTATGCCGGATGAGGCAGCGGCCGTTCGTGCATTTGCGAAGGCTCATGGCTTATTGGGCTAGGCCGTCTTGGCCCATCGCCCTCGCCCTTTTCGGTCCCTGCCAGCGGGCGATGGACGCGATCGGGTGGCAGCAGCGTGCCAGCTAGGAGGTCGTCAATCATCCGGGCCACTGGCGTCCTCCTCCTGGTTCCGGCGCGGCCGGCCCGGTTTCCGATCCCGCATCTGATCAACCTCCGCTGGGGTGAAAATGATGTCCCGCCCGATGTGCCAGCCGAGCTGCCGCGATTTGGCGAGCTGCCAGACGCGCTGCCGATTCACGCCTAACTCCTCGGCGACCTGCCCGCTCGTTTTGAGCGAGTGCAGCACGCTCGATGTCGCGGCCGTGGCGGCCTCATGGGCCAGCCGCTCGCAGATGGTGCGAGCGCGCGTCTCAGTGACGGTCCGGGCGCCATTGACGCCGACGAGGGCCTCGACGGCCCTCGTGATTGCTCCCTCGATCAGTTGCTCCCGCATTAGCGGCTCACTCCAAACTCTGCGGCAACCCGCGCCGCCGCCCGCTCGGCCTGGCTGGCTAGGTCATCCTCCGAGTCCGGCTCAATACCCTCGAACATCGCATCCCAGACCGCCGGGTAGTCGCTGAGGATCTGGTTCACGTGGTTCTGGTTCTCGGCAACCGCCAGGTCCACCATATTGATCGTCGCATCCAACTCCGCCAGTTCCGCCCGGTTCGTCGTGTCGATCATTGTCGTCTCCTCGTTTCCCGTTCCGTGAGGGCCAGTCCCTCACCTCATGGGTATACTATACACTACGGTCTAGGGATTTGTCAAGGGGGTGGCGGAGGCAATCGCGGAATTGCCGGGCTCCCGCTTACCGGGAATCCGGAAACTGGTAGAATTAGGGATGTAAGCGCTCAATTCAGGTTGGCACCGCGCTCAGGAGTAGGGCCGTACAAGCCCCAAACTGAGCGCCCGCTTTTCTGCCCCGTGGGGACGCCATGGGGACAAGCCGAGCCTGAGCGAGCGGGTTTATCCCGGACAATCGCCGTCGTCAGGTCGTGAAATTCCGCGTCAGTGCTGGACATTTGGGAGGTGATAGGAGCTATGCGGGACGGGGCCAAAAGAACT